TATAAAAGATCTAACGAAGCCGATCAAGAACACGTTGAACTAAATGGAGTTTTTATATCAAATAAACTACTTATGAAAGAAACCAAGCGTTCTTGCCCGGTTTGCAATACATACTCATTTAAATCAAACGATGATGTTTACATGTCAAAGTTTAAATGTTGTGAAAAGTGTTACATTCAATGGGTCGAAGGACGTGAGGAAAGATGGCTAAAAGGATGGAGACCAAATGAGCAGTAAAACACTAGAAATAATTCAAGGACTTGCACAAGCAGCATCAAACGGTTATGATGGAGCGCATGACGAAAGACACACGCTAGATGGGCAAGTTAGAAAAGTAGGTCTCCAAAGAGAAGAAGGGTGCCCACTGACAGATAGTCGTGTTATAGATGGGTTCTCTGTCAAGTTTCATCAAAACAGTATATGCATTAATTATCAGTCTGATGTTCAATTGCGTGAGGTATATGCAAATGACTTCGAATCTGAGATATCTAGAAGACTCAACGAAGTAAAAAAGTTTCTACAAAAAGAATATCGGGCTGTTACCGGAAACTCGGTGACTTTACGGGCGCAAGGCGAACCACAAATTATTGTGCAATCAACCTCACGAGTTCGTTCATTTGTTCAAGCCTATCAGCACTATACAGTTTCCGGTCTTAACGAATTACCACAGATGGACCCCGCAGTTGAAAGCTCTAGGGAAGTGACAAGAAAATTCCTAGATCAGTTTTCAGATAAGCGTCCAAGCAACGATACACGCAAAAAACAATAGGACTTTATGTCTATCAAATTATCAAAGCAAGAAATTGTAAAAGAGATTGTCAAGTCAGGAAAAGATCCGGTATACTTCATAAACAACTATTGCCGCATCTCCCACCCGTTGCGTGGACTCATTCCATTTAACACTTATCCATATCAAGATGATTTAGTTAGAGACTTCAACGATTATCGATTCACGGTTATTCTAAAAGCAAGGCAGTTGGGTATCTCAACGATATCAGCAGCTTATGCTGTTTGGTTTATGTTGTTTCACAAAGAGAAGAACATTCTTGTTATGGCAACCAAATTCACAACAGCAGCCAACTTGGTCAAAAAGGTGAAGCAGGTCATGAAGAACCTTCCGCCTTGGATGCAGGTTGCTAAAATAACAATTGACAATCGAAACTCGTTTGAGCTGTCAAATGGCTCTACAATCAAAGCGGTCGGTACTTCTGCTGATGCTGGTCGTTCAGAAGCATTGTCTTTACTTATCATTGACGAGGCTGCTCACGTTGATGGCCTTGAGGAGTTGTGGGCTGGTTTGTATCCGACACTATCAACAGGTGGTCGCTGTATAGCACTGTCAACACCTATGGGTGTTGGTAACTGGTTTCATAGAACATATGTCGATGCTGAGAATGGAGACAATGAATTTCATCCCGTTTCTTTGCCATGGGATGTCCACCCAGAGCGTGATCAAGAATGGTTTGAGAAAGAAACCAAGAATATGTCTCGAAGACAAATTGCTCAAGAGCTTGAGTGCAACTTCAATACATCTGGTGAAACTGTAATACACCCAGAAGATATAGCTTGGCTATATCAACAAGTTGTAGAACCAGAATACAGAACAGGCTTCGATAGGAACTTATGGATATGGGAGAAGTACACAGAAGGTGTTCCATATCTTCTTGTTGCGGACGTTGCTCGTGGCGATGGAGCTGACAGTTCGGTGTTTCACGTATTGAGAACCGATACCATGGAAGTCGTAGCAGAGTACCAAGGCAAACCAACACTAGATCACTATGCTCACATTTTAAACGATGCAGGAAAAGAATACGGAAACTGCTTGCTTGTTGTTGAGAACGTTGGTATCGGAATATCTGTTTGTGAAAAACTAAGAGACCTAGAATATCCAAACTTATACTACTCAATAAAAGGCACACATGAGTACGTGGACGCTTTGACCGGGGAGTATACATCAAATGCTGTCATTGGCTTTACAACATCTTCAAAGACCAGGCCCCTTATCGTGGCAAAGCTAGAAGAGTACGTTAGAAACAAATTAATTAAACCAAAGTCGCAAAGGTTAGTATCTGAGACAAAAACATTTATATGGAACAACGGAAAACCGCAAGCAATGCGTAGCTATCATGATGATCTGATAATGTCATTGGCAATTGCTTGTTGGGTTCGAGACACAGCCCTTGAAGTATCTGAGAAAGAAGTCATGTATAAGAAAGCAATGGTTAGCTCTATGTACTCAACTGGTAAAACTTTAAACACTGCAATACCCGGTATGAAAGAGTACAGTAAAGAATTCGAGAAGAAGTACGAAGAAGAGATAGAGATAGCAACAAACTTTGCTTGGATTTTCAAAGGCTGACTTGACAAAGCTCTTACTTTATGTTATAATTAAACTATTTATTACAAACAAGGTTAAAATATGGCAAAACGAAATAAAAAGTCACCATACAATCCACAATCGGATTTGTTCAAGGCTTTAACGAGATTGTTTTCTGGTCCTATCAATCAGAGACGAACGCAAACTGGTAGACAATTACGAAGAAGAGATTTAGATGCTTACGCCACAAGGTTTAAGTCTGCGTCCGGTAAGCAATTTAAAAAGCATGAATACAACCCGATAAACAATCTAACTCTTAATATGATCTCGAATAGAAACAGATCAGAGAGGTACATCGATTTTGATGAGATGGAGTATGTTCCGGAGATAGCCTCTGCTTTAGATATCTATGCGGACGAGATGACCACCCATACCGATATTCGTCCAATGCTGAGAATACAGTGTGCCAATGAAGAAATAAAGCACATACTAAAGAATCTATACCACAATGTACTTAACATTGAACACAACCTGTTTGGGTGGTGCCGCACCATGTGTAAGTACGGTGACTTTTTTCTTTATCTAGATATCGATGAAGATTTAGGCATCAGGGCTGCTATTGGTCTACCGGCAAGAGAAATAGAGCGTCTTGAAGGAGAAGATGAAACAAACCCCAACTATGTTCAATACCAGTGGAACTCTGCTGGCTTGACACTAGAGAACTGGCAAATGGCTCATTTTCGCATACTGGGTAACGACAAGCATGCTCCGTACGGCTCATCAGTCCTTGAAGCGTCAAGAAGGATATATAGACAGTTAATACTTTTAGAAGATGCAATGATGGCTTACCGTATCGTTAGAGCTCCAGAGCGACGAGTATTTAAGATTGATGTTGGTGGCATACCACCCCAAGAAGTTGAACAATACATGCAAAAAGTCATGACACAGATGAAGCGTCACCAAGTTGTTGACCCAAAGACAGGAAGAGTTGACTTGAGATACAATCCAATGTCAATTGAAGAAGATTATTATATTCCAATTCGTGGGGGAACAACATCAACAGATATTGTTAATCTGGCCGGTGGACAATTCACAGGACAGATAGATGATGTAAAATATTTAAGAGAAAAACTGTTTGCTGCCTTGAAAGTACCGCAGTCTTATTTATCAATGGGTGAGGGCGCATCGGAAGACAAAACAACACTAGCTCAGAAAGACATTCGTTTTGCAAGAACCATACAAAGATTGCAACGTGTTACAATAGCAGAGCTTGAAAAAATAGGAATAATACATTTATACACTCTCGGATATAGAGAAGATGATTTGTTATCATTTAGTCTTAAACTAAACAACCCGTCAAAGATAGCTGAGTTGCAAGAACTGGAGCATTGGAAACAAAAGTTTGACATTGCTGGTGGCGCAACAGAGGGTTACTTTTCAAAAAGATGGATAGCAGAGAACCTACTGGGTATGTCTGAGGATGAGTTTCTTCGTAATCAGAGAGAAATGTTTTTTGATAAGAAATACTCTGCAAAACTTGAGGCTGCTACGGCTGGTGGAGAATCAGCTGAAAGCGCAAGTGGCGAAGGAGGACTCGCTGGTGGAATGGGTGATCTTGGTGGTACTGCTGATATTGGCGGTGACACTGGGGCACCCCCCGCTGGCGATCTTGGAGGCGGCGAGACACCTGCCGGGGAAACCGGAGGTGCGGAAGGGGGTGATACTGATCTTCTCGCCGAACCTCCTCCCGCCAAGCGAGACGACTTCCGTGACGTCAGACCACCGTTTATAGTGCGAAAAGGTGGAGCATCAAAAAAGATGAGGTCAGAGGCGTTGCCAATAGAGACAACATCAAAAAGATCTAGAAACCCAAAAGGATATATGGGTGATGATGGTATAAAAAACGCTTCGTTAGAAGAAGCAATAAACATGGATGAACAAAGACTGTTTTCTGTTTCAAAAGAAATTGAAACCCTACTAGAAGGTTTGTACAAAAAGGAGAAAAAACATGAAACACAATAAGAAAAGAAATACCGCTTTTCTTTACGAATGTCTTATAAAAGAAATGACAAAGGCAATCGTGCGGAAGGATGAGACCACTAGAAAAACTGTGCTTGAAATTCTCAAAAACAATTTCTCCAGAGGTTTACCTCTCTATGAGGACCTGCAACTGTATAAGCAACTTCTAGAAACCAAAGAACTCAATGAAAGCTTTGGACAAAGGTTTATTAATGAGGTAAAAAAAGATTGGGAAGCGTTAGATAGAAAAGAAATATTCAATGCTCAAACTAATTTAATAAAGGAATTTAACTCTCACATTCCGCAAGCATTTGGAAACTTTATACCCAATTATAAAAACATAGCCTCTGTTGGCCAATATTTCCATTCTAGCAGCCTAAAACCAAAAACTAGGCTGTTGATAGAGGATAGAATAAAAGGGCTTGTTATTTCGCATTCTAAGGCAAATAAAGAGGATACGATGAAACCACTAGATTCTTTAGAGTACAGAACGTTTGTTAATAAGTTCAATGAAACATATGAAAGAACCTTGCGCAAAGAACAGCGCGACTTGTTGACAAATTACATAACATCGTTTTCTGACAACGGGTTGGGTCTTAAATCTTTTATGAACGAAGAGGTGGGAAGGCTAAAGGATCAAGTAACTCTTTTGTCAGAAACTATTTACAAAGATAAGCTAACAAAAGTCAAAGACAAGCTAGATGGCTTTGCAAGACAACCGATCACTAAGCAGATGGTTGAAGATGTTTTTTATATTCAAGACTTGATTGCGGAGATAAGCAAAAATGAAAGTTAATATTCTTAAACCCGAAGAAAAAATAAAAGTCGATATCGAAAAAGATATTGAAGTAAACGTCAAGCCAACGATAAGTGTTGAGATTGTTAACTCAAACAAACAATCACTAAATTTTTCCCTTAACATGAGAAAAGCTTTGAACGGAGACTTAATGATATTTGATCATAAAGATATTGATATCATAGTGATGTCAGAGAAGAAAAAAGTTGTCGCATTTGCTAAGGATCTCATGTCTGAAGTGGTATACGGAGCTGAGTCGCGACTCATGGAACACCTAAGAAAGACCGGCATCATACAATATGATTCAATACAAGGTGGCAACGTGTATGGTTCTTTAGAGGGCAAGATTCATGATTCAACAGAAAGAGACTCGATAAACTCTGCTCTATATCAAATATCTGAATGGATGGAGTCTGAAGCTCCCTATATGGAAGCAACCATGGGACATGAGGACGATCTAAACGATGCGATGCTTGAACCCGACGCACAGCACTCCACTGAACTCGGCGAGGTGCCCCATGAAGAAGAGAAAGGCTCCATTAGGCAGCATAATCTTTTTGCGCCTTATCTATACGGAAGGTACACTTACTAATGAAACTTATAATGGAAAACTGGCGTAAGTTTTTAACTGAAAGCCCTTTATACGATTACCAACCGGAAAAGTTCGCAGAGCTCTCATTGTATCACGAAGATAATGGAGATAATGGTGAATTAATATTATATCATATGATGCCAACTATTACCGATAATGGAATGTATATTGTTGGGTACATGACATATGGTCAGACAAATGAACCTTGCATTCCAAAAACTTACGAAGTTGAAGCAGTTTATGTTGAAGACCAAGCAAGAGGAAAAGGTTTTTCTAAAATGCTATACGATTCATTGTTCTCTATAGCTAAAGATAAAGGATACGGGGTAACATCGGATCACTCTGCTGGAACGACTGATGTGGCAAAAGATAAAGTGTGGAATAAAATAGAAGCATCTGGTGAGTACACCAAAAGAGAAACAGGTGAGAATAACTCAGAGTTTGATTATAATAAAAGCACTCCTGACCCGGATGATGATTGTGATGTTGGGCTTTATGGAGATCCGGACAAACTAGCGACTGATCATTCGTTTGAAAAACAAAACACAAGTGCTGAAGAGCAAACTTATAAAAAACTAATAAGAAATCACTTATTGAATATCAGATACTTAAAAAATGGTAAAGATATGAAATGGCTAGAAAAACAACTGTCTGATAGAGGAGCTACACGTTTCCCGGACGTATATGCTAATGAACTAGCAAAAGAACAGGGACTATAAACATAACGGAGTTTAAATGTTAAATTTTATTCTTGCCTGTTACGGCATGACTTTTATTCTTGTATACGGCAAGATATTTGAAGATCTCCGTCCCCCAAAAGATTATACAAAGAAATGGAACACGCTTTTTCATTGTCCGCTTTGTATGGGTTTCTGGGTCGGAGTATTTTTGTTTTCCATAAACGGTTTCACGGAACTATTTACATTTGATTATAATATAATAAACGCGTTTATTTGTGGCTGTATTTCTGCTGGAACGTCATACTTTTTATCTATGATTTTAAATGATGACGGCTTGAAGATTCAAGGTCAAAAAATAAACTGTAATTGCACACAAAGGAGCTCACTGTGAAAGTAACAAAAGAACAACTACAAAAGATGATCAAAGAAGAACTTAAGAATGTTCTCAATGATCAGAATAAAAAACAACAGACAACGGAGAAAAAATGATGAAGAAGTGGATGCTACAACCGGTTCGTCGTTGCTGTTCAGGCAGCTGACTCAAGCGGGTGGTGCCCGCTTACTTGGAGATACAAAATGAAAATAACAAAAGAACAACTAAAGCAAATTATCAAAGAAGAACTTTCTGCTTTTGTCAACGAAGAAGAGCAAAGATTGAATTTTGGTAATGAAACACTACAGCAGCTTTATGATGAGTATGAAGATATGCCAATCATGAGAAATCGACGCCTCCGAGCTGAAAAAGGCGGAGAATTTGTGTCAAAGTTTTACGAACTTTATCCTGATGGAAGTGAAAAAGAAAATCCTAAATTAAAACCACTGGTTGCTGCTGCTGAAGAGATTGAGCAAGAGGTAGTGGATTTTTATGAAAACCCTGATGATGGCGAATATTATGACTAAACAATTATTAACAGAATTTTTTGAACTATGTCCTGATGGACGCTGTCTTGATCTTTTAAGTGAGAGACAAAAGCAAGAGGTTATAAAAGAAGGTGTTGTTTATCTTACCGGAAGAATACAAACAGCAGGTAAGAAAAACGGAAACGGACGAGTATATCCAAAGAAGGTTCTTGAAAAAGAGATTGCAAACTATCAAAAGATTGTAAAAGACAACAGAGCAACAGGAGAGTTAGACCACCCTGATGATTCTGTTATCAATCTTAAGAATGTATCTCATCTTGTCGTTGAGTGTTGGTGGCAAGGAAACGACGTGATGGGTAAGATCAAGGTTCTTGACACTCCATCAGGGCGTATTCTTAAAGACCTGATCAATGCTGGTGTGAAACTCGGTATCTCATCTAGAGGTTTGGGTTCAGTCAACGAAGGCATGGACGGAACATCCACAGTAAATGAAGACTTTCAGCTCATTTGTTTTGACATTGTTTCTGAGCCTTCGACACCAAACGCATTTGTATATCCGGATGAAAAAAGACAAACATTTGGTTCCGATACTTTCAAGGTCAGAATGAAAGAGAACAAAGAAAACCAAATTGATAATCTATTTAGTAAGATCTTGAGGGACTAATGAAGAAAGAAGAACTTAAAAAAGTATTAAAACCATTGATAAAAGAGTGCATTCGCGAAGTCATATTTGAAGAAGGTGCTCTTTCTTCGGTTGTTTCTGAGGTTGTCAAAGGAATGGGGCAACCTATTGTTGAGACAAAGCAAAGATTTCCAACAAAGCAAAAACCACAATATGAAACAGATGAGCAAGCAAAAGCAAGACTTGATGAAAAGAAAAAACATATGATGAAGGCTATTGGTATTGATGCTTATAATGGCGTTGATATATTTGAGGGCACAACTCCGGCGCCACTAAGCGAAGGACAAACTCAAGGCCCTCTCAGCGGTGTGGACCCAGGTGATGCAGGTGTAGACATTTCATCTATCATGGGTAAGTCTGCTGCAATATGGTCAAAAATGGTAGGTAAATAATGGGTACAAACTATTCTGTGAAAGTCCGTCGAAAGGACAACATTGAGAGAGTAATAAAGCGTTTTATAAAAAAATGTAAAAAACTCGGTATAATCGATGAAGTTAAAGACAGGCGTCACTATACCAAACCTTCTGAAAAACGAAGAAGAGCAAAAGCACGTGCTGTTCGTCGAAGAATTAAAGAAGAGAGAAAACGTAGAAAATAGACTATTTATTG